GCTCAAGAACGGTCATTCCCGGCTCAATATCGGCACGCTGGGCCAGGTCATCGGCTACAGCCTGCGGAGTGGGGAAGAAGTCAAAGCCTTCGAACTTCTTACCGACCAACTCGCGTTCTGCGGCCTTGATCGGATCCTCTTGCTTCTTCTCGCCCATGACGGTGGCCATTTCACGAACGGCCGCACGGAGTTCAGCGACGTTCTTGATGTCGGCACGCTCCAGACGACGACGAATTTCTTGGCGCCCCTTCAGCCACCAAGCCTCTGTCGGGATCTTGGCAATGATCTTGTCAGCCATCTCTGGTCGTAAAACAAAATCACCCGACTTCTTTCGGCGCGAGTCGAGTTGACGAGCCAGCAACTTACCGCCTTTGACGTCCTCAAGTGCCCTGATAAAATTCATTGCTTGGTCAGCGCTGACATCGTACTCAGGGTATTCTACATTGTCGGCGTATTCGTCCTTCCATGGGCCGTCTTTGATCTTGTCGTACTCACGACCGATGTATCGCGATTCAGCCTTGCTTGCTGCTTGGCGCTGGGCCTCACGCATACTGCTCTGGATCGCTTCAATCTGGGTCTTCTGCTTCACGCCGGCCAGTTGAACGGCTTCACCGCTGTCGATGGCGTTGGCGATGTTGGTCATGGTCTCGGCAAGCTCAAGCTCAGTCCGTGCGTTGGCTTCTGCGTAACCGGCCTCTCTGGCGCGCTTCGCTGTGTTTGTCTGGCGATCCTGGTCAAGAGATGCTTGGGCCTTGGCCTGAAGCTTGTCGGCAGTCTCACGGAGCTTCGTTGTCTTGGACGGGGCCTTGCCAGGTTCAACCGCTTCTGCCGCCGGGGCCTCTTCGCCCTTGGCGTTTGCCGCGAAGGCTTCAGCGTCTTCTCTGTTCTCGAACTGGAACCCAGGCTTTGCCCGGCCGCGAGAGAATCGGCTGTAGTAGCCGTTGTGTTTCTTCGACAACGTGCGGAGCTTGGTGAACGTTTCCCGGTCAACGCGGTCGGTCATCTGGACAACGTGTAGGGGGATGTCCTTCTTTTCGTTGTATGCTTCGACGATCGTAAAGCCAACGTCTTCAGCTACTTCGTCTTTGCGGAGTGCAACCGGGGCCTTCCTGGCCGCTTCGCGCTTCCGGCGATCCTCTGCCTTGAGGGCGTCGAACGTCGCCTTCTGCTCGGTGGTAAGCTTTCCAGCTACGCCAAGGCGCTCAAGCTCTTCGAAGTCGCGGAGGGTCTTGGGATCCTTCAGCCCTTCCAAGCGCTTATCGCGCTCTGCTTGCCGCTGCTTGACCTCTTCGGCGTACTTGTCTATGTCCTCTTGGGTCGTCTTGTCTACGGCTCTCTGCGTGGCTTCCTCCATCGTCTCAGAGAACGGACTCCATTGGAAGGTGCCGCTGGCAACGAACTGTTGAGAGATACCGTTCATCGCAGAGTTGAGGATGTCGGCCTTCTTGTCGCTCATCGATAATCCAAACCCGGCGAGGCGAATCAACTGCTTCTTGGGCTTCGGAGAGAGGATGGCCTTGATCTTCTCGCGGTTCTCAAGGTAGGACTTGTACGACTCCTGAAGTTGCTCTGGGGTGATATTTCCGGTCTTCAGCCGTTCGGAGAACGTGTCAATTGCCGCAAGGCTGTCGATGACGGCGGCGCCCTTGGGTGCTTCTGCGGCTTCTGGCTTCTCAACTGTTAAGGATTCCTTTACAGTTGGTTTCTTGACCACCTTCTGATCGGTGATGAAGACGGATTCAAGGCCCTTCTGCGTGACTATGGTGCGGTATCTGAATTTCCCTTCCTGGTCAACGCGTATTCCCTTGTAATCCTTGCCAGTGTTCTTCCATTTCTCCTTGGTGATCTCGACATCACCCTCGGCTTTCTCGTTGATGATAGGGAAGGTGACTTCCTTCCGGCGCTGGGCCTTCTCAGCTTCAGCACGTTTTACCTTGGCCGATTCCTTCTTCTCGGCCGCTGCGGTAGCTTCGGCGCGTTTTACTTCGGCGATACCAGTGGCCAAAAGGAGTTCAGATTTCGCGGCGCTCATCCACTTGCTGAACTTGTCCTCTGCCTTGTCAACGGCACTGGACCTTCCAGCAGCCTGCTTACTGTTGAAGCCACTTCGGCCGGCAACAAGCGTTGATACGGCGCCACTGCGCGTGGAAAGAACAGACTCACGACGTTTCAGATACTCACCCTTGATGCGTTCCAGTTCGCTTGCCAAGTCGGCCATACGCCCTTCAGGGATATCCTTCAGCGCGTCATCACGAAGACCTTCCATGAAGTTAACGTACTGCTCCTGCTCAACTGTTGCGGCATTGCCTGGGCTTCTGCTTGTCCCTGAGTATGCGGAAATTGCACGCTCGCGGTCGATGTCGTCACGGCTGAATTCAGGGATTGCCTGCGCTTCTCGTACACGACGGAACCCTGCCTGCTGTTCCTTGCGCTCTGCGGCCTTCTTCTTGAGTGCTTCAGCTTTCGGGGCGGCTTCTTTTGGCTTGTCGAATTCTTTGACATGCGCTATCGCTTCATCAATAATCGTAAGGTCAAATCCGTACTTGACGGCGTTCTCTCGATCATCAGACAAGTCGAGCAACTTCAATTCTCGATTCTTAGGATCTGTCAACCACTCTGCGTCTTCCCACGACTCGAAATAATCTTCCAGTGATTCGACCTTTTCGGATTCGGCTTCGGCTTCCTCTTCAAATGGCGTTGCTTCAGCCTGCGGAATGCCGGGGAATGGCGGGGGCTGCTGCTTCTCTGCCTGCGGTTCCGGCGCTGGGAAGTCGAATTCATCCGTTTGCGGGGCTGCTGGGGCTGCTACCAGGTCGCGTAGCTTGCCGTCCTTGGCGATCGCATGACCACCGTTGACCATGATACTGTCAGTCTGGTCGATCTCGAACTCAATACCGTCCTTCAGCTTGACCATGCCTTCGTCTTTCTCGACCACTTCAAGCCATTCGCCTACAGTGTCGCCCTCGACGAATACCTCGTCACCTTTCTCCAGGTCGATACCGAAGACCTCTTCCGGCTTAGCGTTCTCCATCGCCTTGGCGGCTTCGGCGCTCTCTGGGGTAGCTTCTGCTTCGACTGCTGCGTCACGCCATGATTCGTGAGCCTCTACGAGCGCGGTAAGGGCAGCGTAAACGTTGCCGTCACCTTCAGCCATGATCGGGGCTACGATTGCCGAGCCTGCGTCCTTCTGCTCCATGATCGTCTGAATTACGACGTCGGGGGCTGCTCCATCGACGATTCGATACTTCGCCAATGCTGTGGCATACTTCGCCTCATCGGTAAGGCGCAAGGCTTTCCCTTGGTAGAAGTACTCTGGAGCAACGCCGGCCTGAATGATCTCCATGGATTCGAAGTACGGGGAGTTGTGATTTGCCCGGCGCTGGACGCCTGCCTTGGCTGGCTCTTTCCGCTTCTTCTTCTTCGGAACTTCAACTTCCGGTACTGCTGCGGCTTCCGGCTTGGCTTCTTCCTTCCCGGTGATTTCTTTCTTGATCTGCTTGAGGAGGGTGGAACCGCGGCTTGTCAGTGGTCGGTACTTATTCCCGCTAATATGCTCAAGGTCGCCAGAACGAACGGACTCCTTGAAGATGTCAGCAAAGTCGGCGATCTTCGGCCGGGCGGCGCGCTGCGGCCCTTTCTTCTCAGCCTGCTCCTGCTGTTCGACACGAGCTTCTTCCTGCTTCTGCTGGATAGCTGCGTCAATGTTCAGCGTCGGTACCGTGATCGGCGAGTCAGGGGCTACAGGCACATCTTGGATGACCGGGGCAACCTCGGGCACGGGAACGGCCGGAGGAAGTTCTTCAACCGGTGTGCCAGCTTCGCGCGTGGTCTCTGGGATGGATCCGGCATGTTCCGGCCCTGGCATCGTCGAACCGTCTGGCATCGTGTGAACCAGGTTGGAACCGGCGGCGCGGGCAAGCTCGATTTCTTCTTGACGTCCACCAATTTCGAAGGTTGCTTGGCGGGCCTGCTCCGCTCTCTGGGCTTCGCGCTGCTGAGGAAGTCCTTGGAACGGCGCGCGAAGATCCTGCTGCATTCTCTGGAAGTCTCTGCGGAGGTTATCGCCAGGTTGGTCCTGTGCCAGCTCTGCGGCTGCTACTGGATCGTTGTTAGTGGCGCGCATGAGTTCGGCCCATGCCTGCGGCCCTACTTGCTCTTGAATGGCCTGTACGTCGATTACAGGGGCTTCAGCGGCCTGTTCCGGCGCCTGCTCTTCGCGCGCTGCAAGCTGGGCCTCAAGGATTGCTGGACTCGGACGTTCGGCGAATGGTTCTTGCTGGGCATCTGCCGGGAGGTCAATGTTGAATTCACCAGCGGCCGGCGCTTCTGGTAGCGGGGTCTGCAAGAATTCCTCTACCGTCATCTCGCCGCTGTCAAGCTGTTCAAAAGCTTCCTGGGCGGCTTCGGGGTCGGTTTGGGCGAGCTGCTTGAACTTGTCATAGACTTGATCTTCTGCTTCGTTGGCCTGCTTGCCCTTAGCAGTTTCCGCCCTTTCTGCTTCACCACGCTTCTGGAATCGGCTCAAAGCGGCTCCACCAGCTACGCGGCCAACGCCGGGGAGGGTGAATGCGACGAGTTCGGCAAGAGCTTGCTCACCGCCGGGGAATCCAGCCTTGTAGCGTTCCCATGCGTCTTTCGGGTGAAGGCCGTGCTTCCCGGTACCGAAGTCTTGAATGTCGAGAGCGGCGCGAAGCATTTCGCCAACACGTTCCTCTCCCATCTCGGCAAGGATACCATTAAACCCACCACGGCGGAGGGCTTCATTCAATGCCTTGTTCCCTTTCATGAACTTCCGCATCTTGCGAGTAGCCAATCTTAGGTACGCTGCTGCTTTCGGGGAAAATTTCCTGAGTATCTTTCTGCCTGCAGGGGAAAAGCCTTCGCCGAGTTGTTCAGAGAACAGTTCTACAAACAAATCGCCCTGAGCGCGAACGAAGTCGATTGCCGGGTTGGTCGACGCATCAGAGAGCTCAAGCTTGCCGTCCTTGATCGAGACAGTGCCAACGCGACGGGAGAGGTGGTCAGTAAGTGCGCGTTGCTGCATGGCCGGCATCGCCTTGAACGATCGGACTGCAGACTTCTTCAGGAACCTACCGCCTGCCTTGAGTACCGATTTCTCGAACGCCTTCTTTGCGGCCGGGGCAGTGCCACCGCTAACCGCGATCTCAGTCATGAATGCCGGAAGCTCTGAAAGTGTGCTGTGGACAATGCCGCCGAAACTCCTACCACGGCGCTGATCTTCCTTGACGCGCTTGGCGAAGTCGGTCAAAAGCTGTTCGTCGAGTTTTCTATCGAGGGGATCGCCGTAATCATTGGACTTGTACCGATCTGCTGCTGACTTGATCTCGAACATTTCCATCAACGGGAATGGAGTGAACGGGATCTTCGTTCGGATGTCAGACTTTGCCATCGATTCGGCGAACCCGACCTTCTCAGTAGGATCAAAGCCAAGGCCCTTGCGAATGCTCTTGTCCAGCGCGCGGCCACCTTTGCCCTCGGTCCCGAGTAAGGCTCCTTCAAGTCCGGTACGGGCCTCACGCTCTTCGGCCGGGTCGAACTCGTAGAAGGTTGGGCCACCGCGGCGGATCGTGCCAAACGCTCGCTCCGTTGCCTTTGACTGGCCTTTGATGAACTTGCCAATTGCGCTTTCTTCTTTGCGCGCTGGGGCTGGGCGGGCGCCTTCGAGAATAGCCAAGGCGGCATCGAGATCTTTGTCTCTGCCAGGACGTGACAGCGGCTTCGGTGCCGGGGCAACCGGGGCTTGCTCTGCTTGGGCTGCAGGCTGAACAGGGGCAACTGGCCTTGATAGCGCACTTGGACGCTTGCCGCCGACAGGAGGAAGACCTTGGAGAACGTTAAGAGCATCATCGAGTTCAGCATCTCTTGTAGGCTTCACTGGATCGCGGAAACGTCGTCTAAACTTATCAAGCGGTTGCTCTGGCATTTCGCCTCCTTACTGGCTGTATCGTTCTTGAAGGATCTTCAGTGTAGCGTCAAGTTGTTCCTGCTCGACCTCGTTAAGCTCTTCTTTCTGCATCAGCTTGTTTGCTTTAATAATAGTCTTCCGCAGTGCCCCAGCCGCGTCTCCTGTAACCTGTCCAGAACGAAGAGCACCAGTTGCATTGTCAAGCGTTGCCAATTTTGTTTGGCGTTCCCTGATAGCAGGCCCGTCGTAATACGCGTCAATGCCGCGAGACAGGATTCCTTGAGCCGTTGTAGCTTGAGCCGCGCCAGCTAATTGCGTAGGGGTAACACCTGTCCCTTCAAGAGCCCGAGAGAATGCTCCTCGGCCGGGCTGAGGAACGCCAGCACGGGCCATCGAGAAGCCTGCGCCTGCGTTGATAGCTCTGTTGAGAGGATCTTGTTGCTGCGGAGCCTGCTGCAGAACTGGAGCAACGGCCGCAGGTCTGGCAAACTGGCGAGACTGCTGAACGGGCTGCTGTGGAGCTGCGACCTGTGGCGTTGCTGACTGCTCGGGGCGCTGGATAGCCTGCGGGGCGACTATTGGAGCCTGTCCTCCACCGGTCCCAGGGATAGAGTTATTCACTTGCCCTTGCTCTGGCATCTGCGATGTTGCCTCTGCCAAGGTCTTATTGCGGATAACCGCGGTTCCGTCTTCGAGGCTTCCGTATCCGATCACATCGGAGGAGAGTCCTTTTTTGGTCAACCTGTTCTCGCGGTCGGCAATGCGCTGGGCTTCTTCTTCGGCTGTGCGCTTCGGCCTACTGAAGGCTGTTTTTGCCTTCGGTGCCGGTTTACTAATGAGGCGTTCGCGCTGCTGTTGGCCAGCTCCTACGTTTGGTACTGGTCGAGTCGGAATTAACTGCTGAGTAGCCTGTCCCGGCTGGGTCGGTGCCGACGGCTGCTGTTGGTCAGACTTTGGCACATCGAGTCCAGACGCTTGAGCTGCCCAACGGACGGCCTCTTCTTCGTTGGCTCCAGGGTTGCGCTGGGCATAAACGTCGAGAGCGTCGAGGAACCTGTTTCTCGTGGCTTGATTCTTGAAGTTGCCTTCGTCATCAAGCTCGGCCATATCAATTTCGGAAAAAGGTGCGAGGCGGTCAAATACGCCCATGTAGTAACCCTTTGTCGCACTTGGCTTCTTCGAGATAACGCCAGCCCCAACGCCAGCCTTCGGGCGCTGCAGCTTCGCCGTCCTCTGTGCCGTCCTCTGTGCCTGCGCCGTCCTGCGTGCCTCTTCCGCTCTTCCTGAAATGTCAACTCTTCGACCTTCGAGTTTAAGGCGCTGGTCGTCTCGTAATCCTCTTTCAATCGCCTGTTGCTGCCCGAACTTGTCGCGCTTTGCTTGGGCTTCCCGGCCCTGGATCGCCTGATTTCGATTGAATAGGTTCTGCTTCTCCTGCTCTGCCTGCATGTCCTGGCCGCGGCGGATCTGCTCAGCCTGCCCAATGTGCGAACGCATGGCGAACTGACGTATTCCCTTGATCTTCGCACGGGTGCCGGCCGGTTCCTGCGCTCTCACCCTGGGAGCTATGCGATTTGCTGTGATATTCTCAAGGCCAGTATCGGTAAACTCTTCACGAGCTTTACGGCCACGGCGTTTGATTCCAAATTTCGAAGGCATATTGAGACTCCTTTGGGTTTATTAAAGATAGGAAGCTGTATTAAAAAATCAAGTTACGAAGGTGAACCCGCCTGATACGTCCCATTTGACGATCACGAAACCGTCGTAGGGAGCAGTGCCAGCCGTGAGATACCATGCGTTGGTACTTTCTGCCGCTGGCTCTGGCTGGGTAGACGTATCGCTATAATAACCAAGTGTGAAACCTGAATGGCTTTCGTCATTACTTACAGGTGAGGTGTAGATCTTGTGGTAGGTTCCGAAGGTAGCTCCACCGAAGTCAGGGTTTGAATTACCTGAATATTTACGATACCAATCGACCTTATGGCTGAAGTCAGTAGGGAAGCCCTTCGCCTCAGCATCGAACCAATCCATGTATATTTGAAAATAGCGCCCACTCTTCCATACGGTATTCTGCAATGTGGCAGTATACCAATCAGAGCGGGATGGAACTCTTCGCGTCCACGGAAGCGCGTTGAATGCAGCTTCAGCGTCAGCCCATGTCTTGCCATCACCATCAAAAAAGAGTGCCTTATTGGCTTTCGATGCAGTGCCTTCAACCGGTCCGAAATAGTAACGCCTGGCATAAGACGAGGTATTTGCTGGAACTTCAAGGTGTTTCGTGTACCTCAGTGCATCGAGAAACAGGTACTTGTTCCTCGCCCACTTTACCGGGTTAAAATCAGGGTCGAGAGGTCCGTAAAAGGTTGAGCCGCCTAGCTGTGAACGCGCATCAATCCACGTCACTCCTACTACGGCTTGCAGTTGCGAAATAGTGCGAAATTCAGGGATAGTGTAGGTGTTACTTACGCCCTCCCAATTGCCGCCATTGTCGGTATAGTCGGCCCAGGCCATGTTGCCGTATGCAGCAAGCATGAATTCTATTGATTTGTCGATATGAAAAGCAATGCCAATCTGGTCTGGAAATGACAAAGGTGATCCTATCTGCCAAGCCAGTAGTTGATGGCCGGGGAAAGGGGTTGTTACGATATTTTCGCCGTCTGTACTGTCGAGAATATTGTCATCATCATCATAGATAGCCCCACGCTCCACCACCGCCTGCCGGATCGCCTCCAGGAATACCCATGCAGGGGCGCTCTGCTTCATCGTCGTCTCAGAGGTCCAGTTAGGCGAATAGCTGATCGAGGTGGAGGTATCAGTGCAGGATGTCCAGCTCGTAAAAACGAGAGCCATTAGAAGACCCCGCTTGCTTGCCCGATGTAGTCACTCCCGGCGACTATAACCATGATATCCGTGGACGCGGCAAGCCGCAATTGACTACTGAGGGTCATTACGTGACTGAGCTCTACAGGGCCGATAAACCCTCCGCCATACCCATCTGGGTAGAGATTGGCATAATGGACGTAGCTTCCAGCGCTACCGGTTACTGAGCTTATTGTTCCGGCAAAGGTAGAAGTCCCTGCAGTACCACCTTCATCAGGAGGAATACCTATAGCGTCGATCTGATCCTGGAGGTCTTTCAGTGTGGCCTCGATATTGGAGTCATCGAATTCATCAGGAAGAACCTCGTTGACGTCCTCAAGCTCGCGTAGCCGGAGAACCAGCGCGTCGATCTGCGCCTGAAGAATCCGGACATTCATCTGTATTTGTTCGGAGCTCTTCCGGTTTCCTTCCAAGAACGCCTTGTTCTGTTTCCATTCCTTGTTCAGAGCGCCAATGGTATCCGGCGGCGGCTCCATTCCCGCAATCTTCCCGGCCGATCGTTTGCGCTTGATTTCGGTAGGCATTGATTAACCCTCGGCTGCAGTTCGATCAAGGATAGATGCGGTCGTAGCAATGGCGATTTCCTTCACCTCGTAGTTCGACGACACCCTGAAGAACATCTCATCGTAAAGCTCGCACTTCGGCAACCGCTGTTTCCGGTCGTCGCCTATCTTCACCTCGCTCACCTTCCGGCCGCGCCCGTTGAACATCTCCAGCAGGACCGGGTACCCAGTTGCGCGAATCCTGGTAAACGAATGGCGGGTAAGCCGGGGCATGGTGAAGATCTTGGAGGTCCAGGACATCACCGCTTGGCCCCTGATCGTAGGAAGCTCTGTGAACGTCGTAACGGCCGCTACGCCGCGCTGAAGGTCCATGCGCCAGTTCGTGCTACCTACGCCGGTCAGGTAGATCACGCCGTCGTTGACGTAGGCTTTCATGATACTCGGAAGACTGTCATTCCACTCGTTCTTCGAGAACCATTCGCTTGAGACGTTTCGAACGCCGCCTTCGGATACCTGCATGAGGCCATCAGCAGAGACGTAGAACATGGATGCGTCAACCTTGCACAAGCTCAGAACGTTCAGGAGCGGCCGCGCATCGGTAAGCTCATCGCTACTCGTCTGATCGCGGAACCCTCCGACTCGGTAAATGTAGGCCGGGATATTGTTGGCTTCGTCGCCCTCGGTGAATACGATGATCGATCGCCCTACGATGGGATTTGCCATGATAGTGCTCAGGTACTCGATTGTGTACTCTTCGGGGTATACCCAAGTCCTTTCAATGTCGGACAAGTACAGCACCTTGCCGTCGCTGATGACGCTGAAGTTGTTCGGATGCACCGCCGACCTGGCCAAAGCATCTTCGACCGTCGCATTGGGGAAGTTCCCGAAAGGAGGAAGAGTCTCGCCAGTACCGATGAAGTTGGTGTCGTAGTAGACATCAAGCGCAGACTCATCCAGTAAACGAGGATCAACCGAAGTATCTTCCGTTCGGTATAGGCGACGCATGAAGTAGCTGACATCACTCCGCACACACGCCATGAAGACGCCTTCGCCGGGCATGAGCTGGATTCTGTCTGAAAGGTCGCTTGGCGGGCCTTCCTTGCCGACTATGTTCGGGTCAAGTACAATCGCGTCAGTGTCCGGATTGTAAACGTCGGCGATCGTTGATAATCCGGAGAAGAGCCATGAATTGGTTATCGGGTCGTATGTCTTCGAAGTGTAGTCGATGATTCCCAAGCCGTTGTTGATTCCATCAAGAACAAGCTTCCCGAAGTCGGCCGGAACCTTCTCGTCGTCGCCATAGATCGGGTCTTTGATTGTCAACTCAGTCGTGCCAATACTTACGATGGACTGCAAACTTCCCTCGACGACACGTTGATCGACGTTGCTCATTGCATAGTTGTAATACTTCCGCCGAGGCTGAACGTAGTTGCAGCTGAATCGGAAGTTGACGTACTGCTCACCATGGAGCGTATACGCGATCGACGAAGCACCGCCGAAATCGTCAGAGTTGAAATACAGCGTCCGTGGGATAGTCGGGCCGTTCACGTCCTCAAGGGTTAAGGTGCCGTAGACGTAGCGGTCTGTTGACGGGCCTGCCGGGTAGCTCCCATACTCTGATGGGAATGGTGTAAGCAGCGGGACGGCCAAGTACGGAATTGCAGGGTCGTGGGCTGATGAAGCTGCCGGAGCAACGCCCACTGCTTCAGGGCCACCGCGAAATGCAGTATCGGCGTCATACAAGACGACGTAGTTGGGGCCATACAGGGTGTAAAGCGTGTCCGTGTAAAAATTCTCCCAGACCCAAGGTAGGATTGTCTTGACGATAAAACCGTCGTCAGTGTATTCAACGCTCTTGGCAAGCGCCCCATCAAAGGCGATGTTGTATTCCTGATATACGCCATACTGATCCACATAACTGGCCCAGATGCGACTATTCATCCCAAGCCAGTCAGCAACGTAAACGTCAGGGGTAATCGGATCGCAGATGCGGAACCGGCTGAGCTCGTAAGGGGCGTCGGGCTTCGTAATGCTCCTGATATCCTCACGGGGTAGCCCAGGCTTCAGGAGGAGGGTATCGGTCGAGTGCATTGCCGTAAAGTCAGCCGTGACTTTGGAGGGCTGAAGTTTGCCGGCGCGTAGGTCGACATTGTTGGCGATCTGGGCGGCGTTATCTGGCAGATTCCGAGGATCATTGATCGACGGAACCATTCCGGCAAAGTTGTCGAGGCGAATATCCATTATGAAATCAACCTTTTATGGTTAAGGCTTTGGAGTCGGAGTGAACGCTATAAGGTTCTCGATATAGAACGAGTCCTGATTGGCCCAAGGTTTACCATCAACGGTTGCTTCTGCGGTGAAGTATCGTATTTCCTTCTTCTGAGTATCGTCTTCGATATCCAAATCCGTACCAGTCAAGACGACAGTTTGAGAAGCGACAGGATTGGCCGGGGTATTAGTCAGAACAAAGTCGCCGTCTTTGTTCTGGAGCGTGTAAGTCACGAGAGTAACTAAGGAGTCATCGACAACTAATCCGGTCTCTTCGTCTACGATCTCGATCTTGATCCCATATGACTGATTCTGCTTTGCGTCTTGTAGTAGTGGCATGATTACTCCGGATCATTTAGTTTTAAGGCTTGTGACCTGATCTTTGTGATTCCTCTTCAGGCTCTTCAACTTCGAGCGCTTCACCGCCTTCTTGGTCGTCTCACTCTGGATCTTCAAAACCTTGTTCTTCATGGCGTCGTTCCAGTCACCATCTTTCATGTGCTCACCGGCATCAACAACCTCGTCGATCACCTTGCGAAGCTTGCCGGAATGGAACGCCAGGTAAATGGCCCCACCGAGCATACAGACGAAACCGGCGCCGAATACCCACATGATGTAATCGAAGAAGTACGCGGCCCCACTGGCGATGAACGAAGTGAAGGCCGAGGCGATAGCTATCGGGATACCTGCGTCAAAGTGCCAGTAGATCGCAGCGAAGACACATGCCGGGATAGCGATGAATGCCACGCCAGCCACCGCAAGCAGGAACCATATCATCCACTGACGGGCAATCGTCTTTGACGGCGTAGGGGGCTTTACTGTGGCGTTGATGACCTCTTCACCGTAAATGCCACCAACTCGGTATCCAAACGGCAACGGTAGCCCTGGAACCTTCGAGTTGAACACCTTCTTCGTGGGCTTGTCGGCCAAGGTGCTGGGGCGGGTGATCTCTTCGCCAGCGAAACAGCCGACGAAGAGGAGAAGCATCATTGCCATCAGTAGGATTTTCATTACATGATATCCGATTCGTCGAATTCGGAATCAGCGAGTTCAGTGATCTTCTTGGCTCCCTCACGGATCAAGGCACGAATGCCAAGGCGAAGGCCGGCGCGCTCTTCCTGCGTCATCCCAGCCACGATGTCAGCCTTGCTCAGCCCCGGCTTGTAGGTGTTGACAACATCACCACCGCCAGCGATGCGCTCTTCGAACGTCAGCCACGTATGCAGGCTTTCAAAGTTCTCCGAGTCGAGCCCTGTGATCTCGATCTGCGGTACGGAAACTTCGCCATCTTTGATGGTCGCCGGGTATTTTCCTGGTATTCTGTGCATTTCTGCCTCCTTAGAGTTCTTTGACCATTGCCCACGAAAGGCCGAAACCGGTGATTTGGGTGATATTGCCAACGCCAGAAATACGGAACTCGATATCAATGTCCGTTGCTGGAGTGACGACCCCCTTACCCATGATATTGTCGGGGATATTCGACGCTGACGAAGTAGCGTTGATACGATTTATGCTACATATATCAGTCGATAAATATGCCGCATTAGTCACGTCGTATACTTGGATATCAAGAGCACCAGACGCGGAACTGAACAATGGCGACACCGCGAATTCAATCTCATACTTAACGTCTCCTAAGAGCGTCACGCGGTATGTTCCCGAGGCAAATCCGATTGTGCCGTCGCGCTGGTCGAACTGAACGGGATCACCCGATGTTAAATCAGTTGTCTGGCTTCCGCTCATTGTCAGATACGCGTGTGCCTTCGTACCTCCACCGCCACCAGCAGCCCACTTCATCCCTGTAGCTTGAGTGCTGTCAGCGGTCAAGACGTAATCATTTGTCCCAATCGGCAAACGCGCGTCAACAGTGGAATAGGTGAACAAGTCGCCCTTAGTCGTCAGCGGCGATCCGCCAGCGTTGTCGTCAACGTACTTCTTATTGGCAACCTGGTAATCCGTCGTAGGAGCGGCTGACGGAGTTGTCGGGAACACGGTGAACGTTGCACCAGCGAACTGAGGAGTTGCCGCAATCGTAACCGCCTGATCCAGATAACTGTGATCCGCACCGGTACTGCTTACGTGAGTAAACGCCGCATCCCAGTTGGTCAGCTTGGCCGTAGGCATTAGGCCATTTTGACTATTGGTCGCGTCTCTGGTGGCCGCGGTGTGCTGGGCGCTCGTGAGGTGGAAGTACTCAGCCGTAGTGCCGCCCTGCAGGCTCGTCAAGTCATTGTGAACGCCGCTGAAGATTGAATCATCGACATACTTCTTGTTCGCTACCTGATAGTCGGTAGTCGGAGCCTGGCTTGGCGTAACCGGGAATGCGGTGAAGGTTCCGCCGGCAAACTGCGGCGCTGCAGTAGTCCTGACGTCCTGGTCGATATACGTGTGATCGGTCCCGTCAGAGCTGACATGGGTTGAAGCCGCATCCCAATTCGTGAGCTTGCCTGTCGGCATCAAACCGTTCACGCTATTCGTTGCGTCACGAGTCGCAGCGGTATGTTCCGCCGAAGTCATGTGGTAATATTCAGCGGCCGTGCCGCCTTGGAGTCCAGTCAGATCGTTGTGAACACTAGTCCCACCACCGCCTGTTGACGTACCGCCAGCAATCAGCCACTTCGAAATGCCAGAGTCGTAGGTCAGCGCAATCCACTTGTCGAGGCTGTCCATGACAACATCAGAACCACCAAGTTCCATGTTGCCCGTGCCGTGCTTCAGTGTGACAACCCTGGCAGCACTAACCGGCCGGACGTAGATCACGCCGGAATATCCGGTAGCGATAATCGAATTCAAATCGTCAGCAGCGTCATCATTTTCGGTGTCGATCAAGTGAAGGGCTTGCGTGGAAGTAACATTGCCTCCGCTGATGGTCAACTCGGACGGTGCCGTGAATTCGATACCAGGAGAAGCAAGCGAACCGTCGATAACCACGTCAGAAGTCAGTGTAAGCGACGTAGAGGCCGAAATGATACTATCTGCGGCCCCAGTCATGGTAGAGGCATTAATTGACCATGAGGACTCCGAGAGTACTCCGGCCGAAGCGCCGACAACGGGGATCTGATATTGATTAGTCAGCCCGACAAGGCCAACGTGCTGCGCGGAGGTGAGGTGGTAGTACTCGTTTGTATCTCCACCTTGCAGCCCGGTAAGGCTGTTGTGGTCGGAGTTTACCAGGGAATCGGCATACGCCTTCGTTGCTACGTCTTGGGCTAAGGTCGGGTCAGTGACGTTCGAAATCTGCCCGCCGGTCGGCGCGGCCATGTTCGTCCCGTTAATCAACCATGCAGTTGATCCGAGAGCGCCAAGGCCGTCGTCTGCAATGATACCGTAGCTTGTCCCAGATGCGCTGATCGCCTCTACCGGGTGAGAGTTCGCAGCATCGCGGTCTGAAAGGGAATTGTGAGAGCTCGCAGTGAATCCGCTACCACCGGGGATGGCATCATTGCGCCAATCGACGTAATCACCATCAAGGGAAGGTCGGACGCGAGCATCAACGGCATTGCCATAACTTCCAGTTTGGAAGATGACTGATGCAATGGGCCGGACTTCGGCAAACGGAAGTTTGACAGCAAGATTCCCCATCTCAACCGTTGCGCCTTCTTTGGCTGCTGTTGCCGTAGCGTAGACATCTTGGCCGACTGCGGCGTAAACCTTGTCACCAACGCCGCCGGACCCTAACGCGAAGACATGGCAAAGAACGTAGTCATTGACCGGAACAGTAGTCAACTGCCATACTGTGCCTGTCCACTCATTATAAACGAGTCGGCCGGTTACTCCGACGCCAGCGGTAGTGTCAGTCACGACGGAGAATCCGGTCTGTTCGATCTCGCGAACGTACTCCATCGCTCCATCAAGGTAGAGGATAGGAAGCCCGGCAGTGCTCGTTACTGCGGAGATAGCGAAGCGAAGGTCTTCATCGGTAATAACGCCACTGTCAACGCTAAACTGAGCGTCTGCTGCTACGCTACCGTCACCGGCAACGACGAGAGAACCGATGGCCAGTCCGGCGCCCAAAACCTGAGAACCGAGCGTATTGTGGAAATGGAAGTGAGTCGCGCCATCCATCTGTAGCCCGTGAGTCTCCGTCAATGGGCCGCTGAGGATCGTTCTGCTATTATCCGCATCCCAGTAGAGATAGGCGATAAACACCCAAGGGCCGAGGACTACGCGGTCATCAAAGCTCGTTGAATGGACCATAGTTCCAGTTTCGTCGAACCAGAAGAAGTGGTCGCCTTCAACGTCGGTCCATGCGATAGTATGATCGCCAGGAGCCTGAATGAGGAGGTTATTCACCGAATAGACAGGGAATCCATTAGTGCTGGTGATAGTCAGCTCAAGAGCAACGTCGTCTATACTGAGAGATACTGGAGATTCAGCGAGATCAACCGCAACGCCGTCTTTCAGGACGAATCCAGTGCGTTCGAGTGCGCTATCGCCTGATTGGGTGTGGCCGACCCATGAAAGATCCTGAACTTTCACGTCGATGATACCGGTTGTAGCGTGGGCCGTAACGACCTTGCCTATGCGGATCTGGCTGGAAGGTAGGAGAGGCTTGACGTTGGTTAGCTCTCCGAGAGTTTCTGAAAGCCATAGATCGTCGCCTACTGCCCATACTTCACCTTCGCTCGTGCCAGTAGTGTCGATGTCCCTTGAACGGCCGCGACTGGTAATAATGCCGTCAGACCCAGAAGCGAACGTATGCGTTGCGATACCGATAGCACCGCGACGGTTAACGTTGGCGCCAGTTGCATTGGCTTGGGCTAGGAAGCATTCTTGGAGAGTTGCAGTGACCTCACCGTTAAGGGCGACAGGTTGACCGTTGTTGACGTCGGCGCCAGTGAGGTTGTAGACGCGATTCCAGTCCTCATAACCTACTGAGTTGGCTGATGCCTTGTCAGACTGAACGAGGAGCGTGCTGAAATCATTATCCCACTGGACCTGCCCCTCAACCGCTGCCGGGGGAGTTGCAAGGACATTCCAAATCAAATAATCAACGTCGGGGAGATGGCTACCACCACCGGCATTATCGTCAACGTATTTCTTGTTAGCAACGTCGTAGTCGTTGACAGGGGAAGAGCTTGGAGTCAATGGGAACGCTGTAAACGTTGCCCCGGCGAATTGCGGGGTAGATGCAATGGTTACATCCTGGTCAATGAACGTATGATCTGCGCCGCTCATACTGACGTGCGAAAATGCAGCGTCCCAATTAGACATCTTACCGGCCGGCATCAGCCCGTTGATGGCGTTCGTCGCATCGCGCGTCGCTGACGTATGCTCAGCAGTAGTCATGTGATAGTACTGGCCTGAACTACCACCCTGAATCCCGGTCAAGTCGTTATGGACGGTGATTGACGTGTTGCCGAGCAACCAGTCAAGCGCGTCCTTTACCGTCGATCCAGATACCGAACTATCGTTCACTACTTGGGAAGCGGCCAACTGCGGGTCATTATTGCCAGTGATCGGATTAGGATCATCCAGCTCAACTTCTACATTCGCATTCGAAAGCTCAACGCGATACGTCGCCATGACTACTCCTTATTCGCCGTAAACGAGAAGCTTGGCAAACGGGCGGAGAAGGATCGGTGTAACCCCTTTCGGTGCGTCTTCCATCTTCACTTCGGGGAGGGTGTACTCCTCTTCGGCCTCAAGCTTAGCTTTCACTAGCTCCGTTTGGGCCTCCCGCGCTTCAACGGCTTCGTTGAATTTCTTCTTCAGTTTCTCAAAATCTGCTTCAAACTTGGCTTCATCTTCGAAGATGTACTTCGGCTGGGCCATTCCAGGCAAAAGGCGAGTGACGGCCGTACCGTCAGGATCCTTAATCGCGTGCTTCTCGCACAGCTCAACCCGCTTCGCGTCGAATTCCTGGTACTTGACCGAGAGCTCTTCACCGAGACTCTTGACGTCTCCGGAAGCGTTCATTGCCTTGGCGAACGCCGTAAGCTTCATGTCACAACCGATCAGGGTGATGATGAAGGACCACTCAACGCCGGGAAGGCTGGTGATCTGGTGGCTGTTACATGCGGTCAGTAGGTCTTTTACTTCTGTTCCGGTCAGTTTTACTGTCTTCATTTCGTCATGCTCCTTTTGGGGCGTCTAGTTGCTGTTGATCTCTTGCTGATAGAGTTGGAGGCGATACGCGGCCTCCTCGCGATCCGCACGATCGTGACTGTCGTCCGAAAGCTTGTCGAAGGCCGAGTACTGAGCCAGGGCCTCAAGGAATTGGTCAGGCCATAGAAGTTCGTCAGTAAGGGCACTTGCTGGGGTATAGACGTATTGCGTCCCTGTGACGGTGATGTTCAACTCAGGCCGGGCATTTAATAGGTTACGCTGGGCGCGATTGAGAGAGGCAATCATCTCGTCGTCAGAGAAAATCGTAATCTGATTGTCATCGCTGAGGTATTTGCGGGTCTTCGTGACCACATCGCCTGCGAGCATTACCATCTTGAAGCCACCTTGTTATCGTTTTTCTGCTTTGCCTCAACCTTTCTCATGACCTTTTCCCACCGGGATTCCATCTTGTCGAGCTGGCGCTGAAGTGAGGACATATGGATATTCATGTTGGCGAAGAGAGCGGCGACGATTATAGCCGTAAAGGCGCAAAGGATGATGAATTTGCCCTCAAGCTTACTGATCCTGTCTCGCAGGGGGGCAACCATCTTCTCTTTGATCGCGTTCAGTTTGTCGTAAATATCCTTGCGTCGTTTTTCGCAACGCTCTTCGCGCTCCTGCTCTGTCATTTCAGCCTCATCTTTCTTGGATTTTAACTTGAAAGTTCCATGCGATTCCCATTACTTTCATGCAGTCCTTACGAGCGTCGTCCTGCTCGTCAAAACTCCTTGTCGTCGTAACCACGTCAGAACCCAGATAGAAGTTCCAACGCCACTTACCGTCGTCCAAGAATACAACGGCTTCGTGCTCACCCAAGCTCTTGCTCGCATCGACCGACACATTGGCCATGTCAACGTTCGCCATCGCCTTAATCTCTTCGTTTGTCCTTAGTTTCGTCATTACGGCCTCGCGTTCTTGTAGGGATGATTGGCAGGTAGTTGACCTTGAAGGCCCCATTCCCAGAGAATGCTACCTTCAACCTTCTGCCGCGTTGCCTCTGAGGTGTCTTCAATGATGAGGGTTTCGCCAACGTGGCCAGCGAGGGTCTGACCTACTCTATTGCTCATAATAATGAACGTCTGAGGATCGGAAATCTTCACGGTGTAGGCAACGGTTTCGTTCCTCGCAGTACCGCTCAAATAGGCAGTGATTGTAGACGAATCAAAATCAAATACGACATTGTAAAGGGCCGGGCCGATACCCATAGCGGGCGTGAAGTTGGTGTCGGTACCCCCTAACTCATTGGCCACTATACGACCATTAAAGTTGGCGACACTAACACCCCCGACGAATTGCCAATCAGTACACTCACCCGCGCATGACATAGCGAACATGCCTTCTGCAACATTCCCCAGAGGTAAAAACACCTCAGCGAGATGAAACACAGAGAGGTTGCCGCTACTCGGAACTTGAAAAGTATCTCCATATGTAGCTAGAGCATCGCCCCCCGCGTAGTACATCATATTCAGGCCGTTCAGGGTGTGCGTACCTGTCTGAGGCCGAGCAACTGTTGTAGGCTGAGTTAGTGGGGGGTATCCGCTTTTCTGATCTGCTAAACTCGAAACGCCGCCAGAGCCAACAGTGATCGACGTCTCATCCCTTGCGGCCCACCAACCTAATGTCGGTATATCATGCGCCGTCCATCCATTTCGTTTTGGATTAACCGCGCCAGTAGCAATCAGCGTCGCCAGGTTACGCTTTATGTTTCGCCGGATCGCCATTACAGCACCTTCTTGATTGTTCCCTTGACGTTCAGTACTGCGTCATCACCATTCGTAACGCTGAACATCTTGATATGCTGGACACCGTAGATGTTCTCTTGGAACGTACCCTTGACCTCGGTGACGCCATTGATCGCCATGAATGGGCTGGAGTCGAAAAGGGACTCAGTATCGATCGCGGCCTCGTAGTCGGTGGCCGGGAAGACGGTCGGAAGGGCGTTACTTGCGCCAAGCGGGTTGTTCACGAAGTTAAACGTGGCATTGCCGGTAGCACCAGCGTCAGCACCGTCACAGGACAGCGAAAGCCCACCAATCGGAGCGTTGCCGACCGGGACCGGGACGCTACTGATGAGGCCGGTAGTAGCAGAGGCGGGCATCTCTTCGTAATCGTTGGTGAAGACCATGACAGCGAGGCCATGACGCTCGACAACGGTAGTCGCGAGATCGCTGACGACGCGCTGGGTCAACAGGGACTTCTCCGTAACCATCGAGGACAGGAGACCAGGAGTCGGCTTACAGCGGAAACCCTTCAGTCCGTCAATAGCCTTCACGAGCAGCGTAAGCGTGGCGTAGGTGTCACAATCAACAGTTGCGGCGCCGGAGTCGTCAGTGAACGTGAAACGGCCTTCAGTGTTCGTTCCGCCGTTTTCGTCGAACGCGACAGTGTGAATCTTGCTGATGCCGGTATAGCTGATATTCAGCATGTGACTTGCGAGAAGAGGTAAATTCATGATGGCTCCCTATGCGGTTAATCCGATTCTGCGAGTTGTACGTTCCTGGCGGCGGGCGGCGACAGCCTTCCCCCTCCAAAGGTCGAAAGTGTCTTTGTTCTCCGTGATGGCGGAGCGATTGGGGTCGATGTCGCTCCAGGGCTTTCCGCGCATCCGGTAGAGAGCATAGCGGGCGCCTGCAACAAGGCCCTCGTGGAATCGCTGAAGCACCCAGTCAGGGCCGGTGATGCCGTCTACGTCAGGAGCAAGCGAGACATTCACGACAATGCCGTCAGTGATGTCCTGGTCAGGGATGAAGTCTTCTTCGAATGTCAGCGTAGAGAGGTCGGTCATCTTGTAGCCGGCCGGGTCGATAACGCTTTCGTCGATCTTCACCTCAACCACTCGGATTACAACGCCTTCGTCGGGTGAAAGCGTGTAATCCGCTTGGTCGGTAACGGAGTCGATAGGGTCAAGTTCCTCCCTCCAGACCTCGGAGCCTTCAAGAAGCTGCTCCCATGCCCACCTGAGTTTGTCTTGAACGACGTTCTCAGGGGGATAACCGGGCATGTCGGCGACTACTTTAATGGCTAGGTCACTGAGGAAGGTAATGGCCATCCTATGCTACTCCGTGGTGAAGGGATTTCTTCATTTCATCGTTGCCGATCTTCCGCTGCTTGTCGTACTCTTCAATGTCAATCTGGCGATGGATGATGTAGGTGTACGGCTTCTTCCCACCGATAGACTTGCGGTCTTCGCCGGGGATCTGCTTGAAGAGCGGGACGTATGCGTTGTCGATGGCTTCGCGGTAGTCCGAACGAATGACCGTGCGGCGCTGCCGGGGCCAGATCATGAGCTTTCCGTTGACGCCGGCCATGACGAGATCGTCGTCCTGCTCGCTCGTCTTCGGGTTGAACGTGACTTCGTAATACCAGTAAGTGCCAACCGGGGGCCGGTCTGCAAAGTCAATGTTCCGGTCGTCAGCGGCGGCGCGCTTCTCAGCGGCTTTGATGTCGGCCTTGAACTCTGCACGCTCTTTGGCGATCTGGATTTTCAGCTTGGCAATCTCTTGCTCGGCCGGGCTGAGTTCAACTTCGGCGGTTTCGTCGGCCGCTGTCAGTTCTGGTTGAGTTGGTGTCGATGCTGCTTTTTCTTCGGTCTTGGAAGGGGCTGCTTTTTCAGTCGCCTTATCCGCCGGTTTGCGTTTCGGTCTTGGCATGGTCGTTCGCTCCTATTTGTGCTGTAGACTCTTGGCCGTTGGAGAGGTGGGAACTAAACCGGCACCTACCCCGTAAAAGGTAGGCACCGGATCAGCATGACGAATCTAGTTGTAGGTACCAGCTTCGAAAGCGACGGGCTCGCCGCTCTGATTGACGGAACTATCGTCAGCCAGGGAGAACCCAGCCTTCGTGATAGTGCCGGCCGTGACGCCTACCAGGTCGTACTTGCCTGTGAGGGCTTGTACCTGACCACTGGACAGTGCCTTACTGAGGGTCACTTCATCAGCGGCGTCGCCATCATTGGTGATAGCCAAGATGACAGCGTTTTCGCTGCGGGAAGCGGCCTCAGAACCAACCGTGACCATCGAGCCAACGCCTACCAAAGTGGTATTGACGCCAGCATTGAAATGGCCGGTACGGTTTGCGGGGGTGTCCAGGGTGAACTGACTGACAACATCGCCAGTGCCCTTGTCGCGCATGTCTTCGTCAGCGGGACGGGCGATACGGCTGGTGGATGCAGAGGTAATCTCTTCACCACCGAGGTATTCGCCAACGCCGTCGCCGAGAGCCTGCGGAGTCGTGACACCGGCTTCGTCGATTTCGATACCGCCGAAAGCTTCGATGGAGCGCATGTTGCGATTCCATTCGATTGCCTTCTCAGCGGTGGCTTTGATCGTCCGGATCTTCACCCAGTCGGGAACAAAACCAAGGCCGACGTAGAGGTCAGCAGCGGTTCCAACAAAGATTCCTGCTTCTTGACGTAGTGCCATTTTTCAGAATCTCCTTTTACTATTCACTGGTGGGCGGGATGGCGCTTGCAGCGACTTCCAACCGACCGATGAAGGTTTGGGTGAGGATCAAGCAAGCCTGATCTGCGGTCCAGCTTGCGCTGCCAAGACGACCCATAGGATCACCGGGGGCGGGCTTCGGCTGGAGAACAACGGGTTTGGTTGCACCATGACCCTGGAGGGGGACGATGGCGTAGGCATCACGCGCCAGGGCAATCAACGGGTAAACGTCGGCCTGGGCTGCACTGGAGACTTCTTCGCCACCACTGAGCCAGTTAGTGCTCGAAGCACCGGAGGTTTCCCAGGCATCGAAGAGCGAGGACAGCATGACGCGGAAGTCACCAATCGAACCAACTTCGTTCGGCATGGCCTTCATTGCGGAGCTGTAATTCGCAACAGGAACCCAACCAGGCAGATTTTCGAGGTCGGCCTTCGCGTCGGTGTGACCCAACAGGATGAACGCTTCACGAATCGGCTCAGTGGAGACCATGGCCGATGCGGCGATGATGCGAGTGATCTTCTTGGCGCGGTTCTTCATGAAGGCACGTTCCATGCGCTTCAGGTCGGACAGCTTGGCCGGGGAGTCAACTGCTGCGCGGGACGCAACGTTGTTGGCGTAGAAGACATTGGTACCACCCTTCAGGGCGTTCCAGCGAATGAGCTCGACGACTTCAGCCTGCTGCTCACCGAGGATGTTGAAGGTCTCCTGGAAGACCGGATCCTCGTGGTACAGTTTGAGTTCGCGAGTCAGCTCAACGAGATCACCATACGTTTCCAGGGTAACGGAAACATCGGTGTACTTGAGCTTTTTGGCGGCGGGCGTAACGCCTTCGGCCAGGGGTGCGAGTGCCGGCAGAGCTGCGAGCGAATGGTAGCGACGATAGACGCGAACCTTGCCCTTGTTCTGCGGTTGAGGGTCTTTCTGCCCGAATCGTTCCAGGATCATAACTTCCTGGGCACGCTTCAACAGACGCTTTGCGGCAAAGACCGCGGTACGTTGACTGAGATCGCCAGTCGTGTTGTAGTTGGTAGCCATAACGGCCTCCTTGTGTTGTTCGGCACCGTGCTCGGACACTCAGAGGCGTTCTGGCTAACAGTCTTGCTATTGCGTTTGTGAGATCTATGTAACTTGGAAACGAATGAACTTTTTGCAGTGACGGCACATTACTTCAGTGTTGGTACCGGAACCGAGGATTCCCTTGAAAAGAATCGTGTTACAACCTGGGTAAGGACAACGAGTGACGACTTCATTGGGCTGTGTGACATGTTCGTCGTATGTCGCATGGACCGTATTCGTTCGTTGGTCGTCAGCCATTAGTCTTTCACCTTGAATTCGTTGAATAGGGCCAGTTCCTCAGATTCGCTGAGAGGTGGCTCACCGTCTCCGCCTTTGCCCTTGGTCCGGCTCTTACCGCCGCCGTCCTTGCCCTTCTTCTTCGTGCGAGCGGTGGACCCGTGGAGGTCCGTGTGCTTCTTCTTCTTGTCCCTGGCGTCAGAGTCGCGATTCTTGTTCGAGCTCTTGACCGTGGCTTCCTTGAACATGTCGAGAACTGCGGATTGCCCCTCGATCGTGTTTCCGTCGAACAGGGCTTGGGCGTCCTTGTCCTGCTTGTTGAGCCAGCCCCAGAACTTATGTTTCCCGTCGGCCTGCATGGCAGAAATGTTGAGGTCTGAATGGCGGGACTGGAGTGCGCTGTTGTGCTTCTCTGCGGCCAGGTCGGCCCGCATTGCATCGAAGTCCTTGCGGCTTACATAATCTTCACCCTTAGCGGTGGTGGTCGTGCCGGCGGCTTGAAGGGCCAGGGCAGTCATGAAGTCAACCAGCTCTTCACCGTACTCTTCGCGGAGTTCAGTGACGTTGATTTTCCTGTCGCCAATGGTGAGCTCTTCGGCACCCATCAATTCCTTGGTGACTTCTTCGCGAATCTCTGCCTCGCGCTCGGCCATCCGGCGGGTAACTTCGGATTCAGTATCGGACTCTTCAGTCTCTTTCTTGTTGTCGGCCACCATGCGCTTTACGCGATCAGCTGCAGACTCGTCGGAATGGTCATCGTCGTCTTCGTCCTCTTCGGACTCTTCGTCTTCATCGTCATCCGACTCTTCTTCGTCGGAATCATCAGAATCGTTGTCGTCGTCGCTGGTTTCTTCGTCGTCGTTCTCTTCTTCGCCAGATTCGTCGTCCGTACCTTCATCGGTATCGGCGTCGTCTTCGGAATTCTCTTCGTCTTCGTTGAAGAGATTCTCCATCTGGTCGTCGGTCATGTCTTCAGCTTCTTGCTCTGCGCTCAAGTCGTCTGGCATTTGGCTTTTCCTTGTTCGTCGGTTATCTCGGGGCGCCTGGTTTACTAGACGCCCCGAGGTCGCACTATGCGGCGAACGTGATTGCGCCGGAGGTATAGACTACCCCGCCGATTTCCACGTTCAGGTAGACGGTATCCGCGCCAGTCGCCTCAGTGATGTTGAGGTCGGCCAGGCCGGTAATGGTCGTATAGAGCACACCGTCAACCACGGAATCACTGCCATTCGGCAGGAAAAGACCGTTGGTCCCGATAGCGATACTATCAGGGGCGGTGGCTTCGAGCGTGTCACCAGTGGCATCGCTACTGAGATACATGCGCATCCCGGTACGATAGGCGATGACGTCGCCGTTGTTTGCTTTGATGGTAAGGCCAACGTTGATTACGTTAGCAGCTTCAGCACCGATCACGAATGCGACGGTAGCGGCGGCTTTCTTACCTGCGGGAGTCAGAAAGGTCTGGACTTTACCCCAGACGTGACTGATGTTGAGAAGCTTTCTCAACGCATAAGGGAGATATCCGCTCATGTTGTCACCTTCCTTCGTTTGAACGTTTGAGTTCTTTACGAGACTGGTCGGGCTGGGAAAGCAGCCATTCCAGCGTTTGCCGTCGGATCGTCAGGCATGTTAAGTCCTTCGTCAGATCTTCAGGACAGTGCCGGGGGGAATTAGCGATTTGCTTTGATACTAGTTCAATCTCATTCTCGACAACGATCTTGAGAATTCCCCAGATGTCATGGTTTTGAGCATTCGAAAGTACTTCTTTTTGGTATTCAGTAAGCTTTGCCACTTCTTCCCTCTGTCACTTTCTTGTGTACATCTATTGTATGCAGGTGATCAACGGATGTCAAGCAATTGAGACCACAATGGATCAGGACCAGGAGATCTTGACGATCACACCCAGGTGCCCTTTCTTCTGGTGGAGTACAACGTCATAGCCGTCCTGTGAGGCTAAATGGGTGCGCAACCGGTGGGCGACTTCCTGTGACGTATCGTCGTTCGGTTTCGATGGAGGAAATTTCAGATCAAGTTCACAATGCCCGTCAGCGACATGCTTTTCGATCTTGTCTTCCGCGCGATTGATGACGCGACGTGTCCATTCGGCGTACAGTTCAGCGGTGGCTGTCTGCTTCTTGATCTTGGCTTGCTCTGCGTTCATTACATCGTCCTGTATTCGAGGTAGATTTTCAGGCGGCGGTCGTCCTTCACGTTGACTTGCTCCTCAACCATTTCGCCGATGGCAATGAAGACTTGGCCCTTATACGATATCAGGATCTCGTCGCCGGCCGTTACTGAATTGCACTCTGCATTGGTTTCTTCGGTCATGTCGATGCCAAAGGCTTGTTTGAATACAACGTCGATCAGCCGGTCTTGTGCTGCCTGGTGGCGGATGACGATCTCTTTCCCCAGTGCGCTGGAGTCCTCCTGGAACTCAGGGAACCGGATCAGGGATACGTCGTAGATCAGGACGCGGGGATTGGCGGTGGTTTCTTCGGCCATGCTGGTGGCTCCTATTTGGTTTCTGCTTTTTCGGCAGGCTTCATTGCTTCCAACTGCTTGAGCTTGAGCTCTTCATTCTGTCTGGCTTGGTCGGCCAGTGCAACCTGGGTATCTACCTTCGTCTTCTCGATCTCCGCCTGTGTCTTCTGCTTGTCGAGCTCGGCGGCTTCCGGATCCTCTTGGGGCTGCTCCGGCTGCTGCGCTTCCTGGGCCTGCTGCGCGCGTTCTGCGGTTTCCTGCTCGTCGTACATGAACTCATCAGGATCCAGGTCATTCGCTCGGAGTAGTTCCTCCATGATCTTCATCAGCTTGTTCATGCTTAGGAGTTCTTCGGAGCCCAACACGAGCTGAAGCAGCTGCATGAGCTTGTTCTGACGGACAACCTTAGCTTGGAACGAAGAGAACCCGGTAGCCGTGGCCACAAAGTTTCCTTTGCCCTCGGTCTGATCGGGATCGGCCATGTTGAACCGGAAGAAGTCGTTCGCGGCCGGTTTGGTCCAGCCGTTGTCAACGTTTCGAACGACACCGCCCATATACTTGCCCGACTTCTCAACCAGCTGCTCAGTTTCGAACGCGGTCTTCTGCACGGAGCCCGTGGCACCCTGGGCGATACGCGGAATGTGCGTCTCTTCGTCCAGGAACTCACGAACGAGCGCGATGACCGGCAGATACGACTCTCCGACGTCAGCGATAACAAGCTGCTGAAAAGCATCTTCGAGGTTCTGGGCCGCTTCGAGCGTTGGGCGCATCTTACCGGGGGAGATCTCAAGGTCGCCGTCTTCAGGAAATAGCCGTGGGTTGTAGAAACCTTGGACATCGCCCGCCAGCCGCTTATTGTCCTGAAACGCATTCACCGCGCCATTCAGTACCTCTTGGAGTTGTTCGCCGTTGTCTGCGACGGACGTGCCAGGAATCCCATCAAGATCATCCTCCCAGAGGAAGCGATAGAACGGCCGGCGCTTGGCATCTTCGCCTTCCAATTCGATGTACCTGACGACAACGCCGTTCGCCATCACGGCCAGTACGTCAACCTCATGCCCATCGTAATCTTCGAGGTCAGATGTTATTGCCATCTGATGGTCAAAACCCTCCTCAGTCTGCTTTTCCTGGTGCTCTTCCAGGATCTTTACCGGTACGCGGGTCCAGAATTCGCGGTATTTGATGGTTCTGGAGGAGTACTGAACGAACCGGCGCCCAGGTGCAACGTTGTCGTCGTCGCTTTCACCTTCGGAGTCTGTCCCGGCGGCTTCTTCGATAACGCGCTCGATCTCTTTCTCGTCCCAGCCTTCACCGCGCTTCGCCATCTCGCGGAGTTGGTAGGCGGTAACGTTCTGCTCCCGGCACAGCCCTTCCATGTCGGCGATCTCATCTTGAGTCATGTCCCAGAACATCTCCCAGACCGGCACCCATTCAACGAACGGAGTATCTACCGTCTTCGTGACGGCTTCAAACCGCTGATTTGCCTGATCGGGAGTATCAAATTCCTGCTGAACAGGCTCATACGTGCGCATCGTGTAGTCATCAACGTAGTAATGGCCCCAGGCCATACCGTACTTGCCGGCACTCATTACGGCCTTGATCGTTTCCTTGTCGATCGCAGCAATATCGAACTGGGTGCGAATGATTCGTTCGGCATCCTGGATAGCCTCGCCGTGCGCGTCGATCTCTTCCTCAGTCGGCACCCGGCCGAGCGTGCTCATCTTGATCCCAAAGCCCAGTTGCCCACCTTCGAGGATGAAGTCGAGAACGAGCCCGGTACCCGCAAGCCATTTCTGCTTGACCACCGCGATAAAGTTGTTCGCGCGCCAGTCGGTACCTTCGTCTTTCTTCCAATCCTTTTGGCGGTACCTCCGGATGGTGCAATCGTTCCGCTCCCACTTGAGAACGAGCTCTTGACGGTCATCACACCAACGTCGGTACAGTACGTCTTGAAGGTATTCAGCGAGGGGGGAAACCGGCTTGGAAGTTGCAGTTCTGGCCATCTGGTAGAATCTCCATGTCTGGCAGTTACAGTGTATTTGCTATGCAATGATTGTACACAGGGCCGCAGGAGATGTCAAGCAAAAGAGCTATTCTACATCTTGACTGAACAGGTCAGGAACATAGGCTTCGGCAATTCTCTGCTCCGCTATCCCGAAATACCCGTCGTCCATCTCTATGCCGATGAACTTCCGGCCTAGGTTTCCGCAGGCTACTCCCGTTGTGCCGCTTCCCATCGAGAAGTCGAGCACGGTATCACCTTCGTTGGTGTATGTCTTGATAAGGTACTCCATGAGGGCTACGGGCTTCTGGGTGGGGTGAGGACCACGCTCACACTTGAACCGCTGAACAGACTTTGGATAACGGTCAGTATCACCGCCGGCATAATCACGAACCTTACTCTTTCCAAACGTAGGTGAATGACCTGGGCCACGAGCAGAACTCGTCGGGACATGCCCTGTCGTCTTCTGAGGGTTATATGTGGGCTTCCTACTACCAACAAAGACAACGATATCCTCATGAGATTTCATCGGCATAAACTTGGCCTGTAGGAATCCTGTCGGGCGAGACTTCTCCCAAACAAGAGAATACTTAAACATCTTCATATTCGACGATATAAGCGTCGTGGTGAAAGGCTGTGCCGCAGTCATCACGATGGCCGCATTCGGCTTCGCCACACGCTTCAAGTGCTCCCACATCGGCTCCAAAGGTATCACACTGTCCCACTTACAAGCTGTCGTGCCATACGGGGGATCGGCCAACACCATATCAACCGAACCATCCTCAATAAAACTCATCTCCTCAAGACAGTCGCCGCAACGAAGCTCGTAACGTTCACGCAATTCCACTCTAAGACTCCTTGTTTATCTCGTGTAAAACCGATCCAGTACAACGGCCATGCAGCGCAACGCATGGACGGCTGGGAATTCCCGCCTCTCAGCATCCTTGTCGGCCTGGTGTTCGGCAAGCTGCGCGTAAATGATACTGGAAGAGGAGTATTTAATCCGGTTGAGCTGATTCCAGCGGTAAATGATCGACATGGGTTGAATCGGGTCGTCCCAGGTTGCATCGAAGAACACCGGCTTTGGCTGGACCATTCGCGACTTGGAGAACGCCAGAACATTCCCAAACTTCAGATCGTCATACTGCCGGCAGGCGTATGTATTGCAGTAGTACGTCGTCCAGATGTTGTTGATCCAGCTCACAAGCCCCTCATGATCGATACCGCCGTCACTGCTGCTCAGGATATGGTCAACGGTATACCATTCCGTTTCGTCGAATATGTAGAGGGTTTTCGTGTCCTTATGGATTCCGGCCATCATGGCGTAACCGACGATCTTGTGATTCCCCTCCGCATCCACCACGTTCGAGGGAAAGTACATACCTCCCATCATGCTGTACAGGCCGTCCGGCGCCGCGCTGCGATCTGGGTCGAACCACATTCGAACCTCTTTCGTCTTCATGTCCATGACGCGTTTCAGTGGGGGGATGATTGATCTGCTCACTTATTCCACCCCCGAATAAAGAACAGAATTAGGATGGTAACAGGGATAAGGTACAGCTCAAGCCGAAAATAGCCGAGAAGTTCGCTCATGTCAGTTCCTCGTGTTGGGGTTATCCTACTGCGTTTCTCGCCCAGTCGTCAACTTGGAGCGCTCCGCCTTCCTTCCAGCGGGTTATGGCCAGGTTCACGGCATTCACAAGGGCGTCGAGCCCGTCGTCATGGGCGCCGTTCGGGAATTGAGAGATGTGTTTCATCATCAGGTCAACCCATGGATCGTTTCGGTTTCCGTTCACGAAGATATTCCCGGCCTCAAACACCGGTTCCAGAAATGCCGATCGCGTAACCTTATCACCCTTCAGCGTAATCTTTCTTACGACTCGGATCCCATCCAGAAT